TTATAACCAACAACATAATACTGGTTACCACCGTTAGTAGCGGCGTTAGCAGCACTCAGGTTGGCAGCATATGGGTCGATGTAGACGCGGAACTTGCCATTGATAGTACCAGCAAAGGTGTTACCGGTGTCATCAACGTTCAGGTTGCTGTTCAGTGCAGGGGTGTAATCCAGGATACCTGCCATGGTCAGTGCGGAGGCAACATCTGCCGAGCACATGATCATATTGCCCTTTCCTCTACGAGTCCTTTGTGCGATAGCGTTAGCATCGCGCTCGATTTGGAACAGGAGACCTTTGAACTTCTCAACGGACCAGCGACCATTAGAGTCAACATCCAGGTCAAATACACCAGCGGTAGCGGTGTTAGAAACAGCACCTTGCTCAGCGATCTTGTAGATCGTTCTAATAACTTCTCTGTTGATTTCAGCGAGGATCTCAGTAGAGAGGATATTAGCAAGTTCTGCTTCAGCGTTCAGACCGTGAATGGCCTTGAGGTCCTGAGCAAGTTCCAGTGAATACTCAGCTTTCAGGGCTCTTGACTTGGCAGTTACAGTAACTTTCTCAATCGAGAAAGCCATTTGGTTAAACTGGTTGCCTGTACCGTTGCCCAGGTTCTCACCATCGCCGGTAACCATGCCTTGACCAACGTCATAAGACGTGGAAGTGGCGGTTCCAACAGGATTGAGAAGGGAAGGATTAGTACCAGACTGTGCAGTTGTACCCAGACCAGCATTAACGTCGGACATTCCAGCGGTCAGATCAAATCCGTTATCCTGACCGGAGAATGCGGTATCTACTTCGTCATAGAAGGTTTCGTTGCCAGACTGCGACTCGTAGCGAGAACGCATGGCGAAGATCAGTCCAGTAGGACCGTTCATTGGTTGAACGCCAGCCAGATCGTAAGCGACCAGGTTAGGCATGGCGCGTCTGATCAGTGAAATCAGAACGGGGTCAAAACCGGCAACAGGACCAGATTCGGGTGCGCCAGCACCAAAACCACCTGAAGCGCCAGCGGCGTTACCGGCATTGGTTGGGGTTTCCATCAGGTTCATACCTGATGAGAATGCTGCTTCCTCTTTAAGGAATTTTTCTTGGTTTTCCAGCAGGACAGCGGTTACAGCTCTTCTGTGGGAATCTTTGATTGCATCAAGACCCTCATAGTCGAGAAGAGGACTCCACTTTTCCTGCAGATGCTCGGATTGGAACATTTGCTTTTACCTTTAGGTTTACAGTTGTGTTGTTTGAATTAATATAAAATTCAAGAGTTTCTAAATGCACCCAGTGCCTTCAGATATGAATCCATTCCTGCTTTTACAGGAGTTTCAGTTGTATCTACACCCTCAGAAAGGGTTTGGGGTGAGGATGCTTTAGTCGCTGGAGCGGTTCTGGAGAAGTATGACTCCTTCAGTGTTTCCAACTTTTCACGATATTCGTCTTCACTTTCAAACTCAACACTTTCTGCAAGTGAAGCGAGCTTCTCTTTCTGAGTGTCTGCAAGACCTTCAGAAACTTGATCAAGAACTACGTCAGCAGTTGACTCAGCGAGTCTCTTATTCAGTACGATGTTCTTATCGATCTGCTCATTGAGCTTGGTCTCCATTTCATCAAGTTTTTCTACCATGCTTTCCAGCACATCATATTTTTCTTCAGGGATTGTTACATAATGTTCTTCAAAAAGACCCTTCATTCCAGCAAGGAATGATTCGGTCATTTCGGTCTTAAGACCAGCTTCGACTGCTAGTTCGTTCTCGGTAATCCACTCTTCGCAGACATACTCGAGATACGCATCAACTCTCTCGGTCAAAACATCTTTAAGACCTTCCTTTTCTTCTTCCAGCATAGCAGCGTACTGCTGTTCTAGAGATTCTTGGATTTCTTTAATCTTAGAATTAAGTGCGGCTTCAAAGATGACTTTTGCCTTTTCTTTGAATTCCTCGGAGAGTTCTTCGCCACCAAGTAGAGCATTGACATCTTCTTCAACGTCATACTCTTCTACAGTTTCCTCTTCTTCAGCAACAACTTCATCAGTAGAAATTTCCTCTTCTTCAAGAGTTTCTTCATCTACTTCAGACTCTTCGCCGTAAGTGTTCTTTTTAGATGAACCCATCGGGTCTGCTGCTTTTGCGCCTTTGTTTACTACATCCGAGACAGTTTTGATCTTAGGCTCTTTGATCTTTGCAGAATCATCATCTGGTTTATAGTTCTCAGGTGTTGGTCCACCAAGATCCTCATAGGAACCTGACAGTCCTTCACCCTGATTAGACAACTTAGGCATAGCCTCAGCAGGCTTAGCGTTGGCATTCACAGCAGTTTTAGATTGCTCCATTTCTTGTAAATCTCCGAAATTAACCTTAATTAATCTATATTTATTTATAAATTAGAATCTTTTACAGATTGTTCAGAAAATCATTAAAGAGTTTGATCTTCTGCTCATCAAGTTGGTTTTGATCAACCAAAGTGTTGATCTGTTTATAAGTTTTGGCAGCTTGTTGTTCTCTTAAGATGCCGCCATCCCATACCCAATTCTTACCCTCCATAATTCCTTCAACAAATGCATCGGGTGCTGAAGGATCGGCGACGATATCTGCAGCAGTAGAAAGCATAAAGTCATCACCAACAATATTTACTCCTTCTCTTGTTTGTTTAAGTGATCCGATGCCTCTAGAAGAAACACCAAGTTTAACACCCTCACCGATGAGAGACTCTGCAATTTTACCCATCGGAGTTGAAAGGATCTTTGCCTTACCAATAAAATTGGTTCCATTCTCTTTGAGTGAAACAATTTTGTGACTGACGCGATCCAAATTAACAGTTGGGCCATCTGGATGTCCGAGTTCACCAAGTGCCCTCCCGGAATTAACATGATTCTCTGTATATCTTTGGACCTCTTTTCTTAGAGTTTCCATTGGATACATACGACCATTTCTGTTCTTGAGATCACCTTGAAGGAAGATGCCCTCAATAAACATGTTCTTTTTACCGTTGCGTTCTTCAACGATAAAATCAACTGTTTCGATTTCTTCTCTGATGAGTTTCATTGGTTTTTCAGGAAACTTGTACTTGTTGGATATATGCTTTGCCAGTTCCAGCCTCTGATTTTACAGCGACTTTGATTGACTTTCTCAGTTGAGTCCAGTTGTTGGGATCAAATGTATCTGTAACTGAAGATGAATCGTGATCAACTACGATTCTTGTATTGAAAAATCCACCAACACTACTTGTATTGTTGATAGATTTGACAATTTTGTGAGTAAAATCAAAGTTACTTTGACCAGAAGTTAAAGTAACTGCTTCATCTACGGCAAAAGGAGAACCTGTTCCCTCTGGAAAATCAATTATGGTTGTGGTTCCAGTGGTAATGCCGACAACTCTTTGTGCTGCCGGAAGACCGATGGCAATTTCGGCTGCATCAGTGCTGGAAACGTAAATGTTTTCATTCGTAGCAGTAGGATTAGTTCCGATTGCTACATAGCAACCAACAGTTTCCGCTACAACTCTAATGTTTTCACACTGTTGCGAGATCGCAGAAGTCTGAGAAGAGCTTGTTGATGTGGATACAGTTGAATTAATGCCTACTGGTTTGATGGCCATTATCTTAAATTACAATAAGTCCTAAACAATATTTATTATACTTCTTCGTCTGGGGTATCATCTACCACTTCTCCAGGATTGTCGAAGATAGATGCTGCCACATCGGGACGCATATTTGTGATTTTATCTGCTGATTTTGCAAACAGAATGTCTTTAATTTTGTCACTAATTTGAGCCGAAGACTCATCAGCAACAAGCAAATCCATTAATTCTTCCATTTTGTATAAAATACTTGTGTGTTGTTATTTAGAATTCGCCACCTTTTGGTGGTTTAATTTCAGGAGTCGTTGGTATTGGGGGTGCTGCCATCGCATCACTTGAAGTTCCAGGTTCCGGTGGCAGTGATTCACCAGTGATAGGATCAATATTCATCTTTTCTGGATCAGGAATCATTCCCGAATCAATCTCCTTTTCAATCAATTTATCCTGTTCATCAATCTCTTCATCGGACTGACGCAGAACATTTTTTCTGATATAGTTGTTAGAATAATATTTACCAATATATGGTTCATATAGTTGTGCCAAATTAATTCTTTCTGTAGCAAGTTCTGTTTCTTTAAGTTCAGCAAAGTGGTTGTCATATAGAAAATCATACTGAATATGATCTGCCATAATCTCCCAATCTTCAAGAGTGACAATATTTTTTAAAATTAATTGTGTTTTCAGCATGTCATTGAACATATCTGAGAATCTTTTTCTCAGTCTGCCAACAAACTTAGAGAATTTAACTTCGTCTCTTAAAATTTCAGATGAACGACCCATTGAGAAACCAGTATCACCTTGGATACGAGTTTCAGGAACATTGAGTGCTCTGTATAGTTTTTTCTGAAAGTAATTAATATCAGTAATTTCACCAAGATTTTGACCACCGGGAAGTGTAGTAATTTCAGTCCCTCTACCGCCTTCTCTTCTAGGCAACCAGAAATCTTCCATCATAGACATGAACTTTTTGTCATCACGAAGTTCGCCAGTGTTAGCATCATAAACAAGTTTATTTCTATAACGCATCATCACATCACGCAGATATTGTTCTGCCTTTTGTTTAGGAAGATTACCAACATCAATATAGAAAATTCTTCTTTCTGGTGCTCTTGACAAACGATAAATGACAAGAGAATCTTCAATCATCATCAATTGATTGAGAGGTTTGATTGCCTTGTGCATCCAAGACAATGTAGTTCCCTTATTTCTATCTACTAAACCAGAGGTGCAGTAGGTGACAGAATCGCGAGTCATTCTAACGCCTTTTGCACCAGAATTGTTAGCAGTGTATCCACCTGAAGATCCTACACTTCCAGGATTATAAATGAAGTATTCTTCAATTTCTGGAAAATTGTAACTAGTTGGATCTTCTTTATTAAACGTGGACCTTAAAGATTGAACACTATCTTTACCACTTTTCTTCAACTGACGCACATATCTCATTTTTGATGCATCAATATATCTCAACTCTTGAATGCCGTCTTGTGGATTCTTTTGATCAATTACTTTGTTATAATAAAGTCTTCCATCAATATACCAGTTACGGAAAATTTCATGCGCTTTTTTATCAAAATCAAGCAGTTCAAGAATATATCTAAATTCTTCTCTTACTTTCTTTTTAATTCCATCGCTTGCTTTTAAATTTGACAGTTCAATATTAACAGGACTGTCATTAGTATCTGATACAATCGCTTCATTTACAATATCTTCAATAGCACCATCACACTCAGGGTAAAGTGCCATAGTACGATATCTTCTAATCAGATCATTTTCATTTTTATATTTACCCTCAATGTCAACATAAGAACCATAAAAACCCGTCGAGACGTAGTGCTCAGATCCATCTTGATTAGAAGGTGGAATCGGAGATACTACGCCTGGCGGGTTTTTGTCGTTATCTTCAATTGAGAATCCAAATAATCTCGCCATTATTAATAGGACTAGAAACGTTCGTTCTAGTTATTTATCACTGAATCAATACCTGACCTCTTGCGCCTCTGTTTCTGTTCAGTGCATTACCAATCGTGAAGAACTGAACCTGGAAGGTAACAGTGAATTCTTCAATCTGATCGGTGTTGTCATAAGACAGTTCGATAGCAGAAACCTCGGTTGGGAAGATGTCAAAGAACTTATAATTTCTAAGAACGGAGGATCTTCCACCTCTTCTGTTCTGTTTTGCTTCAGCAACTCTGCCTCTGCCCAACTGGGTAACATAAGCATCTGTCATATAGGATGAAGGATTGGTAACACCAGTCGCATCATTCAATTTGCTCATGGTGTTCATCCATATCTCAAAAGCAGTTCTAAGTTGGAAGTCCTCATCATTAATGATGGTGACTGTCCAGGTATCGAAAGTTCTGTCGCCAGCAACCTTCAAGATTCTACCTCTAAAAGGAACTGGAACTTCAGCGATAGTTGAGGCAGGCAGCTGAGCTGCTTTTGCCAAAAACTTAAAGGTTCCGTTCTCTCTCTTTCCTCCGTTTCTCCAAACTCTGTTGCCCAAAGCAGAAGGGAATGAAGGGATAGAAACTTCAAATAGATTGGGGCGAGCGCCGCCGCCCGCCAATCTATTTTTAAACTGTGTTAAGGTTTTTGTAATTGCCATTGGTTTTTCCTCTTAGGTGTTTGATATGAGTAGATCAGGCTGTTGTTCCAACCACTTCATCAAACGAGATTCCAGACCTAGTTGCGATGAACGTCAGAGTAATGTAGTTGATGGATCTCGCAGGTGCGATAAAGATATCTGCTCTGAATTCATTGTTATCAATGATATCAGGAGTGTTGTTGGTCTCATCGCAAACAACTGTGAACTCGTCAATTCCTCTTTGTGCCTGAATGTCTCTCAGGTAAGGAATGACAATGTTAACGAAGTTCTCTCTTGTTTCCTCATCATTAAGTTCAAAAAGTTGATCATTTGCTGCTTCTTCAAGTGCTTGCTCAACTGTGAGGAACAGACGGCGAACATTAATTCTATCAAATGCAGAACTGTAAGAAAGACCAGTCTTATCACCGAACAGAATGACACCTTGTCCATTCTGATTGATAACTGGGTTGATTCTTGCACCGTAAAGCACGTCTCTTTGTGCTTTATTGGGATTATATGCTAGTTTGACAGCATTATTAATGTTGCCTCTTTGCTGACCAGCAGGGGAGAACCAAGGGAAAGCCTCAATGCTAGTTCTAACCATCAGACCCGCAATATCTCCATTCAAAGGAACGTAGCGGAACTCATTGTTGAATCTGTCATAAGTGTACTTGTAACCACTATCAAATACCGCAAAAGATGATGAAGTTATGGGAGCATAATACTTAATCAGATTATTAGTCTGAGTGGTAGAATTACTTTCACCAATAACATTTTCTCTATGTGGCGAAATGACTGCCATACAATCCTTTCTTTGCTCAGCGATAGAGATTAGCAGATTTGCTTTAGCTTGGGATTGTAGTTCAGATGAACATCCAGGACCCATAAGCAAGTAATCGACTTCAATATCATCTCTGTTAGAGAAGAGATTATATGAGATAGAAAGATCTCCAAGTGAAGCATCTTGACCGCTATTTGCGCTATAATCAGCACCACCAAGAAGATTATACCCAACATTACCAATTGCATTGAATTGAGTATCTCTTGCTTCCAGACCCCACAGACCATCACCTCTACTTACAGGGGAGAAGTCAGTTGTAAACGCAGTAGCAACAGGGGTAGTACCATGGAAGGTATCGGCTGCTGCAGCGGGACTGAGACCAGGGAAGATCCAATCTGAGTTGATTGCCAGATAGTTCTTGTAGTAGTTTTTAACAGGTGCATCACCGTCTGCCTCGGAGTCAATCGCTTTCGACAGGAAAGACCAAGACTCAAGCAAATTACCAGCAATGCCAGTTACTGCACCAGTATCATCAACAACAGCAACGTGGATAGCATCACCACCACCACCTCTTGAAGTGGCAAAGTTTGTGTCAACAGGTTTTGGAGCGATCGTTTTCCAAAAGATGGTGCTATTATTGATCTGTAGCGTTTGCTGATCATACCAGTCTACGGCAGAAACAGCGGTAGCAGTTCCTTCTGAACCACCAGCGTTGTTACGAATCGTAATAGTATCGCTTCCTTCAAACGATTGAGCAGGATTGTTTTCCTGATAGTCAATAGGGAACTCTGTTCCAGCAGCATTAACTCTCGAAAGAACCTTAACATCGATTGTACTGTTGCTATTGGTAGTATCAGTAGAAACACCAGTAATGATACCTTTCAGCACTCCAGTAAAGGTTGTTGTTGTTCCTGCACCAGGGATGGGAACGGAAGAAAGTGCTGTCGTAACGCCATATCCAACAGTTATGCCAAGACCAGCAAGATTAGTGGTAGTAATACCGAGAATTTGGTCTGCTTGGTTATCAATAGTACAAACTTTCAGTTGATTGCCCCATTCGCCTGGGTTTCTTGCAGCATAGTAGTAATCTGCAGAAGTAGTGTAGTTCTCCTGATAGTCATCGTAACTTTTAATCTTCAAACTTGCAGAAGATCCAATACCAACACCAGCATTAGCGTTGACTAGACTGCTTCCATCTGATCTCACTACACTTAGAATACCACCATAAGTGAGGTATTCGGATGCCGTCATCCAGTATTCGTATTGTCTGTCATTATTTTGTGGAGTGCCGAATACATCGATCAACTCCTGCTGAGTTGTAATTGTAGTAGGTTCATCAATAGGTCCCAGTTTAAAAGGACCAGCAATCGCTCCGATGTTATCGAGAACGTTATCACTTCTTCCTACTGTAAGATCAATTTCCCTGACTAATACGCCTGGAGATAATTGAGGAGTTGCCATGTTTTTCTCCTTAATGTCTCAAATTAACTATTATTATTTAGAGATTTTAATTATTTAAATGACGTGAACAGGACGTGAACATTATCTTTTTCTATTTTTTTTAATCCTATCTATTGTGCATTTTTTACATTCATATGAATATGAGGATGGGACTTGACCTTTATCTTTTCTGGTTCTATAAAAATCTTCAATAAGGTTCTTAGTTTTGCCACAAATTCGACATTTTCTCTCATTAAAAAATAAATGATTTATATCAAACTGAGCATCTAGATCCATTATTGAAAGTCCCACATATAACTCATGTCTCCGTATTCATCGACATGCCACCTGTCTCCGTCATTATCCACAAAAGAAGAATCATCGAGTCCATCGACAATGAAACCGAAGGGTGCCATATCTTGCTCGATTTGATTTTTTTGTTCTTCATATAATCGTTTTCGGACATCTTGATCTGTTAATTCCTTAAAGTAATCTTGTGCAACTAACCAAGCATAGATAACCAAACACATAGCAAGGTCATCATTGCAACCTTCCTCTGCCTCAAATGAATTATGTTTTGAAATAAAGGTAGTTAACTCTGAAATGACTTCATAATCACAGAAGGTCAGTTTATTCTCTTCAATCATGGTCTTCAAGTTAAGAGACCCAACCTTCTTTACAGTCTTAGACATTTTAACACCTAACTGTGTCTTCTGACCAGAAAATCCTTGTCCTACAATTTGTCCTGCTCTACCTCTCATTGAACACATCAATAGATTCTGATATTCAAGATCATATTGCAGAATGGCTGCCACTTGATCACCTACGTCATTTACTTCACATAGAATAAATGCTTCATTATAACTTTTACATACTTCGTAAATGACGCTAGGAAATAGCATCGGTTTAATTGTGTTATCTCTATATTTTGCTACAAGTTTATGGGGAAATTCAGTAATATCTATAATTGTAAACGCAGAGTAATCATTACCAACACCTCTTGCTACGTCAACAGTGCACACATAATCACGTCCTTTTTGTGCTGGTTCATATACGTCTAATCCAGCATTCTTTCTAATTGGATCATCATATACTAGTGATTTAAGTTTTGACGCAGAGATTAATGTATCAACAGATCCAAGAAATTCACATTCAAACTCGATCTTAAATTGCTGTTCGGATGTATTAGCGATCGTTTGTTCTTTCCAGACAGAATCTCTACCAGGAACTTCTGACCAGTGAACTTCGGTCGGAACATATTCATTCTTTTTTTTCTCCGCATCATGCCACATACGGTAGAAATGATTCATACCATGTGGCGTGGATACAATAATTACTTTAGTGCTTTGACCGGAAGTAATAGTAGGATAAACAGAGGCAAAGAAGGCATCTGCAATATGGTTCGGAACGAAAGCAAATTCGTCGAGGAAGATGATATTGAACGACATGCCTCGGACAGCACTTGCAGATGTAGAAGCAGCCAGAATCTTTGATCCATTTTCTAATTCTAAAGAACCCTTGTTCCAAGATAGAATACCCTGCTGCATCCATTTTGGCAAGTTTTCATAAGCAATCTGCAGTCTGCTAAGAAGTTCCCTGGCAGTTGATGCTTTGTTTGCTAGGATGCCAATATTTACACTGTCATTAAAAACAGCGTAATGCAAAAGAAAAGATACCACAGTCGTAGACTTACCAGTCTGACGTGGCATCTTACAGATGTTAAATCTATTTTCATGAAAATTACGAACTAACTTCTCTTGAAAGTCATACATTTTGAATGGTTGAAGACCATGATCAAGAGTAACAATTTTCACATAATTTTGAGCAAAGTATACGGGATCTTCCTTACACCTCAAATATTCTTGAATTTGTTCTTTTGTAAACTCAATTTGGGTATTCGCCTTTTTAAGGTTCGGATTCCCTAAGTAAATATCAGCACTTGGCATAAGTTAAATTAGCAATTCCAGGCTCTTAGACTTTTATTAATTCTACTATTAGGATCGTTTGCTGTTTTGGAAGAGGTCAATTTCTTTTTCATACCTTTCATTCTCGCACAAAAGCTCTTTCTACGAGGGTTCCCAACTTTCTTTGAAGGTCTCTTAAGATCGCTTCCTGGGTTCTCACGCTCATACGACTTCCTTCCTTTTTCATTTAGTCCTCCTGATTCATTCTTTCCAGACTTTTTTGTCCATGCTGCTGCCTCCTCAATCTTTTCATCAATTTTGGTTTCTTCGGACATGTCGGGTATTCTAATATAAGTATCCTTATTGTCAAGCATAGAAGCATCAAATCTCATGACTTTAGAACCAGGATATACCTTGTTCATTGCTGACTGAACTTGCTGCTTATTAGGTTGTTTAAGTTCAGGGAAAAACAATTTCATCATCATAAACTTCCCTCTCCATAAAAATGATACAAGATATACTTTGCCAGTTTCTGATGGAATTCTTTCAATGCCCTCACCAAGAGTCAGTCTTTCAAA